AAAATAATCAATATGTTTACCGTAAAGCTAGTAAAACAGGATGGAAAATTAATCTATCCTGATGTTAAATCAAAATTAAATTACAAATTATTTATTGAAAAGCTTGCTGAAGGGCAAGAAGTAAATATGTTTATTGATCTAACAAGTACAGATCATAGCTTGGCACAACTGGCTAAAATACATGCCTGCATTAGGGAATTAGCTAAAGAATCGGGCTATACTTTTGAGGAAATGAAAACTATAGTTAAACAACATGCAGGATTATGCTATGATGTTGGAGAAACAGAGTATTGCAAGTCTTTTAAAGAATGTAGTAAAGATGAACTAGCAATGGCAATTGAATCTGCTATTGAAATAGGTAGAGATCTAAATATTAACCTTGCTTAGGTTCAACATAGTCAGGGTCTCCTGGTTCAGGAACTTCCTTCTCAGTGTATAAATTACTATCTGCCTGTACTTGTTTCTCTATTTCAGATACAAGAAGAGTCAGAGTATAGAATGCTCTCTCAAACTCTGTGAGATCATTGAACTGTTTAGTAAGAATGTTTTGTAGATTTTCTTTTTCACTTTCATTACTTAGTAAGTGTTTGAAAATAGTGTACAAAGCATCCTTGGACATTAAATAAAAGTTCTTGTTAACTTTAATATCAATTAAAGCATCATCTTTTATTTCTTTTACCTTGATAGCCATAATATTAATCTTTTAACAAATATAGTAAAAAATGAATATAGAATTAGAAATTGATAGTTTTAAACAAAAAATATTTGATAAACTTGAACCAAGTGGCTGGGGCAGTGTTTTTAAATCTTATATATTTAGTAGTGATTTTGAAGAGCTACTTACTAGATTGTATAGGATGTCAAGCAGTGGGGAAAGATTTACTCCAGGATTGAAAGATGTATTCAGAGCATTTGAAGAATGTCCTTATGATGAATTAAAGTTAGTTGTTGTGGGCCAAGATCCATATCCTACATTAGGTGTAGCAGATGGTATTGCATTTAGTTGTAGTAAAACAAATGCATTACAACCTAGTCTACGGTATATGCTAGATGAAATTAATAGAACTATCTATAATGGTGAGCATTTATCTACAGATGTTAATTTAACCAGATGGTCAAACCAAGGTATACTAATGCTTAATACATCTCTCACAACTGAGGTGGGTAAAATAGGAAAGCACTATCATGTATGGGAAGGATTTGTTGGATTTTTATTTGACCATCTTAATCATAATAAGAAAGAACTTACATATCTTTACCTGGGTAAAAAAGCACAAGAGTGGGCAGAATATGTTGGAGATAATAATCACCAAGTATTTGCAAGCCATCCGGCAAGTGCAGCTTACAACAAGCAGAGAGAATGGAATTCAGATAATGCATTTTTAAAGGTGCAGCATCTGGTTGCAGAAACAACAGGATATAATATTAATTGGTAGTATGGAAGATATATTTTTAAAATTTGTTAGGGAAGATATAACCCCCAATAGTTATTATGTTTTACATTGTATAAAGAATAAAATAATCCCATGTTCATTTGTAAACAAGGAGTTAGAAACAAAGAGACTGATATCTGAAAATTGGATAAATGAAGACTTGACATTAACAGATAAAAGTATTATCTTTACTACTGAGATTGATGGATTCTTTAAGAGATCCAAAAAGAAAACATCTAAAAACTTACTAGGAGATAATTTTGATGATAATATAAAGAAATATTCTGATATATTTCCTAGTATAAAATTGTCTAGTGGTAAGTATGCAAGATCTAATCCCAAAAACTTAGAAAATGCATTTAGATGGTTCTTTGAAAATTATGATTATGAATGGGAAACAATTTTACTAGCTACAAACAAATATGTTTTAGAGTACAGACAGGTAAATTACCAGTATATGAGAACATCTCAATATTTTGTAAGGAAACAAAGCACTGATAAAACTTGGGACTCAGATTTAGCTGATTATTGTGAAATGATTTTAAACAAACCTGATGATGAAATAATATTTATTAAAGAAAGACTATTTTGATACATATAAATTTAAAAAAGTTACTTATTGGGATTATTGGGAGTGCGTGTTTGTATCTAATAATTAACAATTACATTGTAGAAGTGAGCATTTTACAGTATGTAGCTATAGAAGCTATAATTACTTTGTCTCATTATCTATATGAAAGAATTCAAACTTCAATAGAAGGTACTCCGGAAAATTAATCTATATAATATGTATAATAATGCAAGCCCTTTAAAGGCTGTAAGTGAAAGAGACGCTCTTAAAAAAGCTCTCTATAAAATGAAAGCTAGACACAATGGTGAATTAAAATCATTGAAGACAGCTTGGGTGAATTTTAATAATGCTTTTTGTGATGGTCTAGAATGGAGAACTATTACAGTTGTTGGCGCAAGACCAGGAACTGGTAAGACTTTATTTATGGAACAATTGGTTAATGATGTCATAAAGATTAATCCTGACCAAAAGTTCAGAGTATTAAAGTTTCAGTTTGAGATGCTAGATGAGACAAATGGTATTAGAAAATTGTCTATGAATGTAGGTTCTGATTATAACACTCTGATGAGTAAGGAAAAACCTGTGGACAAAGGTATTTTTCAAAAGTGTGTTCAGTTTTATGAGAGTACAGAAAAACATGATTTAGTAGATGTGGTGTATGATCCATGTACAGTGGATGAGATGTGTGCTACTATTCATGCTTATATGGAGAAGTATAAAACAGAAGATGGTTTTACTAATACTTTAGTTACTATAGATCACTCAGCTTTATTTAGAGTTGGCAAGGGGCAGAAGGATAAGTTTGAGATGCTTTATGGTTTAGGGGAAGGCCTTACAGAAATGAAGAAGAAGTTTCCTGTGGCATTCTTAGTTCTTAGTCAGTTAAACAGAAATGTTGAAACTATAGAGAGAGCTAAAGATGGTACATATGGGAACTATATTCTAGATTCTGATTTATATGGTTCTGATGCTTTATTACAACATGCAGATGTAGTGCTTGGTATTAACCGTCCTTTTAATAGGAGAATTAAATTCTATGGTCCAGAGAAGTATATCATTAATGACCCAGATCTTTTAATATTTCACATATTAAAATCAAGAAATGGTTTTATGGGTATGAACTTTTATAGATTGGACAGTACAGTAATGAGAATTGTAGAGGTTGATGCACCACCCACATCATCGCATTAAAATTAAAAATTATGTATAACAGAAGAGAAAAAGAAAAAGAGTTGATGGGAATTCACTCTAAGTTTTTAGAAAAACTAAAAGGAGGTTATCAGTTTACAGCTAAGACTGCCTTTTATAGCAAAGGTAAGTTTGGAAGACAGATTCAGTTTTTTGAGAATGAATTAAATAAGGGTGCTGATATCTATGTAGAATTAGTGGACATTGAGAGAGATGGAAGAGGAGCTGAGACAAACATGGTTCCTATGTTTTGGGAGAGACCACTATTCAAGTATAGATACAATCCCTATTTTAAGGAAGAGTATGAAGTTAAAACTTCTACAAATTCTAGAGGCGAGGAGTATTCTGCATATGTTATTCCAACTTCAGAACTTGTTTGTGTAAACAAAGGGTCTGAAGAAATTCCTTACAATATCTATGAGTCACAGAGAACTGAAGAACCAAAAGAACAAAAGAAGATAAGTGTGTTTCCAGATTTTGAAGAAGAGTTTGTTTCTAAACTTAAGACTCAAGAAACTGATGAAGATGTAAGTAGCATTCTTTTGCAAATTGCTGAAGGTTTTCAAAAACTAGCACAAAAATTAAAGTAAAATGGGTATAGTACTTCCAACTAAAAAAGTAAAAGCTAACAGGGTTAATCCTAAAAGATTAATTGTGTATTCAAAGCCTAAAACAGGTAAGACAACTGCATTTGCAGGTCTTGATGATAATTTAATTATTGATTTAGAAAATGGTGCAGACTATGTTGAAGCCATGAAAGTCAAAGCTAATAATCTTCAGGAGCTAAAAGAAGTTGGCAAAGCAATCAAAGAAGCTGGTTATCCATATCAATATATTACTATTGATACTGTGACAGCTTTGGAAGATATGGTTATGCCACTTGCAATTAACTTATATAAACAAACGCCAATGGGTAAGAATTATTCTGGAGACAGTATTCTTACATTACCTAATGGTGCGGGTTACTTATATGTTAGGCAAGCATTCTTTCAAGTTTTAGATTTTATTGATACCTTAGCTCCCCATATTATTTTATCTGGTCATATTAAAGACAAGCAGGTAGATGATAAAGGAGAGATGGTTATGTCTGCAAACATAGATTTGACGGGTAAAATAAAATCTCTAATATGTGCTAACGCAGATGCAATTGGTTATATGTATAGAAAGGGTAATGAAACTATTCTTAGCTTTAAAACTAATGAAGAAGTGACTTGTGGTGCAAGGCCAGAGCACTTGCAAAATGAAGAAATAATAATTTCTGAGATGAAAGATGGTAAGTTAAAGACTTACTGGAATAAAGTGTATAAATAATAAAAACAAACAAAATGGGTTTAAGTACAAAAGATCTAGTAAATGAGAATGGTGGTGGTGGAATGGCAAAAACTATTGCCCCAGGAAACCACAAGTTAAGAATCAACAGTATTGTGTTAGAAGACTTTCAATTTATTGATGGTGCAAAACACTTAGTACTAAATGTTGAGACAGAACCAATTGACGGATTTGAAGGTTTTCTGATTGATAAAGATGATGAAAGCAAAGGAAGATATAAGGGTCAGATTGGTAGAGTAAAAGCTAGTCAATATGCATATGCTGATGGACAAACAAAGTCTGGAATTAAAATTCAAAGAGATAGATCTTTGATGATGTTCTTAGCTAACTTGTCTAAAACAACTGGAATAATGAGCTGGTTTGAAGAGCAGGATAACAAGTTTAATACAATTGAAGATTTTGTAAAGAACTTTAGTAACAATGCCCCACTTAAAGATAAGTATCTAGATTTTTGTATTGCCGGTAAGGAATATGAAAATAAGTCTGGCTATACTGCATATGATATGTGGTTACCAAAAGCAGAAAACAACAAGTATGCTTATGGGAATGAAGGTTCTGATAGAATTCTTAAATATGATGAAGCAAAATATCTTAAAAAACTTGAGGTAAAGCCAGTAGATAACTTTGGTGATGATGATGATGATTTTTCAACACCAGGTAGAACATCTTCAGATTTTAATTTAGATTAACAACTCCTAGATAAAGGGGTTGTAATTACCCCTTTATTTACTTAACTTGGGTTGCTATGATTTCTACAAAGAATTTAATATATGATTTAGCTGATGTCCCAAGAGAATGGGCATTTGAACATTATCTTAACCTAACAGAAAAGCTTACAGGACAAGATATTAAAATGAAGTCAGTATTTAATCCACGAGAGAAGACACCTTCTATGTGTATTTATATTGACAGAAATAATATCTATAAGTTTAAAGATTTTTCTTCAGGTAATGGTGGTGATTCTATTGCTCTTGTCCAAAGTCTATTTAATTTACCTACTAGAGGTTCCGCAAGTTATAAGATTATAGAAGACTATAACCAATATGTTTTAAACAATGGTTTTAATCCTATAAAGTCTTATAAACAACACAGTAAATTTAAAGTTACTGATTATGAAATGCGCCACTGGAATACTCTTGACCAGAAATACTGGATGAAATATAATATTGGTTCTAGATTGTTATCCAAATACAATGTAGTTCCTCTTGAATATTATATTATGGAAAAGACTGATGAAAATGATGTTTTATCTAGTATAACTATCAAAGGTAACTATGTGTACGGGTATTTTAAAGATGATGGTACACTCTATAAGATTTATCAGCCCAAGGTAAAAGACAGTAAATTTATTAAAGTTAGAGATTATATTCAGGGATCTGAACAACTAACTTATGATAAACCA